GACACGGAAAGAGTCTGTTAACCAGCCACGTCATGCTTGACTTCCTGCACCAAAATCAAAAAGTCTGCGTCGCTAGTTTTGAGATGAAGCCACGGGCAACGCTTGCTCGTATGTGTAAGCAAGCCGCCGGCAGTGCGTTACCAACAGCAAAGTTTGTAGATGGTGTTTTGTCTCACGCAACAAACCGACTCTGGCTATACGACAAGATGGGACAGACAGATCCTAACCATCTGTTGGCAATCATGCGGTACGCCGCAAAGAAACTAGGAGTACAACACTTTGTGATCGACTCTCTCATGAAGGTTGTTAAGGGAGAGGATGACTACAACGGCCAAAAGAATTTCGTTGACAGCGTGTGTGCCTTTGCTTTGGATTTCAACATACACGTACACATCATCCACCACAGTAGGAAGCTCGGGGATGAGATGCAAGTGCCCGGAAAGATGGATGCCAAAGGCAGTGGCGCAATCGTCGATCAGGTGGATCAGTGCTTTACTGTGTGGAGAAACAAACGCAAAGAGCAACAGATTCAAGCTGGCAAAGAGGTAGACGAGGGATCGCCTGATGCGCTATTGGTTTGCGACAAGAACAGACACGGGGACTGGGAGGGGCGAGTAGGTTTGTTCTACCAGTCAGGGGCTTGCTCGTACTCTCAGTCTCCAACACATCGAACCTACTACAACTACGACAGATACATGCCAAGTGAAGGGGTTGAGATATGAGTGAGCCACTACAAACTAAAGAAGAGCTTCTTATGGAGCTTCGTGATTACAAAGAAACCGTGCATCAGCTTTCATTTCAGCTTGAGATGCTGAAGGACAAGAGCCACATACCGCATGAAAGAGTCATGGCTGTGCGAAGGCATGCACTGAAACAAGCCTCTGAGTTTGTGATGGATTGGGGTGTGCCAAAGTCTGGGGGAGACTTAGTAGATTTATGCAAACAGATCAAAGATCTTCCAGAGACCAAGAGATCAGCACTTGACCGTGCGATTGAGGAAATAGACATAGCTTTTAAGATGCGATCATGAAAGATATTGCAGACATCAAAGACCAGTTGCGAGAAGAGCAACGCAGAAAGAACAGAGAAGAGATGCCGGAGGTTGCGAAACTGATGGACGCGATCAACGAGAAGTTCCCCGGATCGAAGTTAATCTGGGCGAAAGATCTGTTGACCGGGAAGGAGATTGGCAAGAAGTCAGTCGAGAAGAGCGTGTTTGTAATCCCTGATAACTATCGACCAACGGAGGTGGCAGATGTACGAAAAGGCAGAAGCAAGACTCGCTGAGATGCGAGAGAAGGCCGTGATTTATTCTGAGGCCGTGGCGCAGAAGAACTATCTTGAGAAGTTTCGGGAATCCAAACTTGCGATACTCATGAAGGAGGCCGAGCTTGTTGGTCACAAGACTGCCGCCGCACAGGACAGAGAGGCGAGAGCAAGTAAAGACTACGTCCAGTTGCTGGAGGATTTAAAGACAGCGACAGAGGTTTCCGAGAAACTTAAGTGGGAACTTGAGATACTCAAACTGGGCGTTGCAGTCTGGCAAACAACGCAAGCAAACGAACGCATTGAGAGAAAAGGATACGGGGCATGACAAACGCATTTAACTGGATGAAGTACACAGAAGAAGAACACGCAAAGAACGGTGATCCATTCAAACAGATTAAGCATTCGGCAGAGATGAGCAAGAAGATAACAAGGAATGTGCAAAAGATTCAGGATAAGAATCCTTATCATGGAACGATCATCGGCCTGAGTGATAAGGCAGACAAGATGATCTTTGCGGACAAGAGACGCAACATAAACAGAACTCTCATTAAATGAAAGTCATCCCGCCATACCTGACATTTAAACAGGCACTGACAAATGGGTACGTTGAGCGCATGGAGTCGCCCGTGTACATGAGATGGGTCAAAACGTTGAGGTGTGTGAGTTGCAACACACCGGCAGACGACCCACATCATCCGCATGGATCGGGGTTCAAAGGCATGGGCACAAAGGTTCCGGACTGGTGGGTGATACCTATCTGTCGGACATGTCACGATGTACTTCATCATGATGTGCATGCGTGGGAAGAAGAACATGGGATGCAACTGGAACATGTTGCATTGACATTACTGCAAGCAATAAGAGAAGGAGTGCTTCATCTTGGAAAGCAATAAGCAACGACGGTGTAACTTTATTTATTGTGAGCATCCTGCTGGTTTTTATGGATACTGTCTCGGCCATGAGCCAGAGTTTGTTCGAACAGAATTCGACAGATTGGTGGGTTCCGGGGTGGCAAATCCCACCCGGCCTTCGTGTTATGAGAGTGATCGCAAGTGGGCTGAGTACGTGGTCGCATTTGTGTGGAGCAGTGCGCCAGACCGGAGAGCGAGTGTGCGCATTGAACACTGCCGTGATTGCACCCCAGCCTACAGGGATGAACAGCATGCGCTTGGTAAATGCGATCATCCGGAGACGGTCTTCGTCCGACCGGACACAAGCAATGGCGGTGTGATCGGTATACCCATGAACAATAAGCGAGACCCAAGGAGATGGGAACAGGCAATGATGGGGATGCTTGGGTCGGTGGTTGCGTTGCCCAGCACGAGGGCGATGGAGGCAGTGATGAATAAGATTGAGTCCTCTAAAAGAAAATCAGGTAGGCCAAAGAAAGAACAGACAGAATGATGTTGCCCTACCCGATCAGCACGAACGTCTACTGGAGAAACTTCCGTGGTCGCATGGTCAGGAGTAGCGCGGCAGTCGCGTACAAGGACGAAGTGGGATGGATCGCCAGATCCAATGGGGTAAATCTGTTCACAGTGCCGGTGATGGTGATGCTGGTTCTCCATCCAGTGAGGCCAGCAGATGCAAAGAAGCGAGAAAAGAAGGACAGATTGTGGGGATTGGGTGTGCGGCGGATTGATATTGATAACGCCCAGAAGGTTGCGCTAGATGCGCTACAGGGTATCGCGTATGAGAATGACAAACAGATAACTTTTCTGTCTATTAAACTTGGTCAACCCACTCCGTGGGGCGGCCTTCATGTAACGATCACAGAGGACAAAGACTGGATATGAAATTCCACAGTGTCGAACAGGCGATCAGGTTCTCGTTCAATGTGAGCGAGCGGCAGGAGTTCAGCCGAACAGATTTGCTGGGGACTCGAGGAACCAGTCAGGATGATCTATCCCCGATGGACTTGCATGCTCAGGCCGCGATGATTCAGTCGATGCTGAACAGATTGCATCAGGTCGAGCGGGATTCGGTGCTTGCGATGTATGGGAGGGGGCGGTCTAGGACGGATGCGATACGTGGGTTCGCGGAATATTTGTACCACCATGTGAGTGGCACTGTGCCTAGTGTCCGTGAGTTGCAGATCATTCTGTTGCACTGGTCTACGAAACGACCAAGCATACGGAAGATTGCAGAGGAGAGGGGTGTAAGTTATAGGCAAGTCTGCAACTGGCGCAACGCTGTCCTTCGTGCTTGGATGCCAGTGCAGATTAGAGCCATTGAAAGATTACATGGACAGATGTTTGCTGAGGGTGGATTCGAGTTAAGCCTTTGACTTCTTCGCGTACTTTGCGTCAGCCATGCCTTCTATCCAGCCATACTCATAGGCGCGGTTACCAATGAGCCGGACTAAATCCTCGTACTCCTTCGCAGAAAGCATGAGCATGAGTGTCCCAGTCTTTGGTCGGAATTCTTCTAACACCTTCTCGATGTAGACCTCTCTGTCTGTAGTCATAGCGGAACCTTTCTGTATGTGAGGCCGGACGCAGTTCGAGATGGCAGGTTGTATGCGTCGTATGCACCGTGTCGCATACATGTGCTGCGTAGTTCTTGCCCTTCATAAACTCCTCTTGCGAACAGATCATTCTGTTGTGCAAGCACTGTCTTTCTTGGGGATTTGAACAGCTTATCTAACCCACCCAACTCGATCTTTGTATCGAGTCCTTTCTGCGTGAGACCGTAGAACATTTCGTTCACCATAGTGACCATGCCTTTCGGCACTAACTCATAGACAATCGCATTCTCTATGTCGACCAGACTTTTACCGGCAATGATGCCGGTCTTCTTAATCATGGGCGCACTCATGTTCCCTTTGCTTGCGAGTACAGAAAGAATACGGTGAGCAGTGCTACCGACTTTAATTTCTGATTCCATTTTGTTTTCCTTTACATGTATGAAAATAAGCCTCGTCTCTGTCGAGCCAGACCTGTTTGCAATTGGCACAATACCAAGCGACAGATTCGATTACCACTGTCCGTTTGTTTTCGTGCTGACCACGAACCTTCCCGAAGAATGTGCGAATCTTTTCAATCACCAGACCTTCCCCTTTCTTTTGTTGCGCTTGTATGTAGTCTCGCCAAGCCAGATAGCCAGTGCACCAACGACGATGACTATGAATGCGCCCATGAATAGCATGAATAACACACCAATAAGATCAAGCACTGTTTTTCTCCTTGAGTTTGATGCACTCCATGCCTTCCCACTTGCACACAGGTTCTTCCTTACACTGAATGACAAAGCCTTCGATGTCACCATCACCGCCGCAGGACTGCACCTCATACCCGTAGTCACCGATTTGCACAATCATTGGTACATCAGGGTCAATCATGTCGCCTTTGTCTTTCCATTTACTTGTTTGCCATTCATGCTCAACATCCATCATGGTTGCCATGACAAAGCGCATAGATTGTGATTTCAGAATCATTGTGGTTTCTCCTCGTCTGCAAAATCCATTTCTTGTGGGTGTTCAATGTCGTCATGCACAATTACGCCATGCTCATCTGCTGGCAAAAACCTGCCGCAAACCACACAGTAGTAACCTTCTTCGTTCATGTGTTCTTCTCCTTGAGTTTGAGTGAGTTGCGAGGGATGCACCATATCTCCCGACCGTCGCCACAGTCCATGAGGAATGCACCAACGATGCGCCCAGCTTTGAGTAGCTGATGCACACGTTGACGTGATACGCCCATGAGTTGCGATGCGACAGTCAGGGAGACATGACCCCGCTCTAAGCGGAGGTCAATCATGTCACTTACCTTCCCGTTTGAGCATCTCGGCGATACCATCCACCTCTTGCGATACAACCTTTGCCGCCCACTCCATCAGCTCATTAGCCTTGTCTTTATTATTGAAGTCAAGACCTGATGCGTGACATGCCCTAGAGATTGTGCGAACACTAAGCTCGGTGTCCATCTCCTCAAGGATTCTCTTCACTCTCTTTGGCATGTTCGTCTGCTTTTCAAGCAGTTCAATGACCATCTCCATCAGTTGCTTGCGTTTCATGGTGAGCATGGTTACCTCTACCAGTGCGGCATAGTTCTCGCCCTTGGTTTTTGCTAAGTTCTCCATGATGGAGAAAGCCCCCTCAAATGGGTCGCTCTCTGTCTCTTCTTTCTCCTCGCGCTTCAGATCGAGTGCAATCTGCACCAATGTCTGCGCTGAGCTGATGCGACCACCGACGTGCCACTGCTTGATCTTGTTGACAGACAAGCCCTGCTCTCCGAGATATGCCTTGCCATCTTTCCAGTTGTAGATCGAAGCGACAGTGTCGTCGCTGAACTTCACAACCCACATAGCATCTACCTTCCCTTCCTCATGGCGTATCGGTTTACCGAACAAAGAACAGATCTCCTTGTAGCTTGCGTCGATAGTGCCGACCAGTGATGAGCCACTGGTTTCATTAGCGAGAGACTCGCGTTCATTGTGTGTTACGTAGTTCATTGTGTTTGCTCCTGTGAGTTTGCTTAAGCATTTATCCATACGACCTCCCCATTAACACGAATGGGCATCACCCACTCAATGTCATCTACCAGTTGCTCCAGTGTCATGGATGCAGGGGCAGAGTCCCCAGTGTCCATGTCACAGCCAAGCACCAACCCTTTGCCAGCTAAAGGCTGAGGATAGAACCTGTGTTGGAAGAACCGCACGTCTTCAGCGTACAGCCCCTCG